GCAGACTTTACAGTATTCATTTATGGTTCTGAGTTTAAAAAAGGAACCGTTGGAATGGAAGGTTCTTTAGAAGCTGAAGATGATATCTTTGACAACAGCCCAATTATCCTTAAAGACAACTACGAAGTTAGTGGTTCTGATATGGCTCAAATCGGTTGGATTGAAGTTACTACTGAGAACGGAGCAAATGGATACCTATGGTATCTAAAGAGTGAGTCAGAAACTCGTCTACGTTTTGATGATTATCTAGAGACTTCTATGATAGAAGCTGTTCCTGCTGAGTCAGGTTCAGGTGTAGCTAATGCTACTCACAACCCAACCTTTGGTAACAAAGGTTCTGAAGGTGTATTCTACACTGTAGGTAACAGAGGAAATGTATGGGGTGGAGGAAACCCAAGTACACTTGCTGAGTTTGACACAGTGGTATCTCGTCTTGATAAGCAAGGTGCTATTGAAGAGAATGCATTATTCTTAGACAGAGGATTTAGCTTTGACATTGATGATATGTTAGCAGCTCAATCTTCTAATGCAGCAGGCGGAGTATCTTATGGTCTTTTTGACAACAGTGAGAACATGGCTTTAAACCTAGGGTTCAATGGATTCCGTAGAGGATATGACTTTTATAAAACTGACTGGAAATACCTTAACGACCCTACAATGCGTGGCGGTTTAAAGTTAGGTTCAGGCTCAGGTGCTATTCATGGTTTACTTGTTCCAGCAGGAACTACTTCTGTGTATGACCAAGTAATGGGTAAGAATGCTAAGCGTCCTTTCCTACACGTTAGGTATCGTAAGTCATCTACTGAAGATAGAAAGTATAAAACTTGGATTACAGGTTCAGCAGGTGGTGCAGCTACTAGCGACCTTGATGCAATGCAGGTTAACTTCCTATCAGAGAGAGCTATCTGTACTTTAGGTGCAAACAACTTCTTTTTATTCCAAGAGTAATAAGATGAGTATATTTTTTGGGAGGGGAGAAATCCTCTCCCTATTTTTTAATTTTATATAATTTATTGTAATGAAGAAAAAACAAGAATATGTAGACAGAGCTTATAAGCTCGTAAGGAATGAAGCACCTTTATCATATATGCTTCCATCAAGACATACAAGACGCTCACCTTTACTTTATTTTGATGAAGATTCAGGAACACAAAGAGCAATGAGGTATGCGTCTAACCAACGTTCAGTCTTTGAAGACGAGCAGGATTCAAATGCAATCCTAGAGCCTATCATTTTTGAAGATGGTATGCTGACTGTTGGTAAAGAAAACCAAACACTTCAAAAGTTTCTACACATACATCCATTGTATAATAAAAAATTCGTAGAGATAGATAAAGAGAAAGATGCCTCCGTTGAGGTTGATATAATTAATGCAGAAGCTCAAGCCTTAACAATAGCTACAAGCCTTACCATAGACCAATTGGAAATGCTTACCAGAGGATTGTTCGGCAAAGACCCTAGTGTAATAACTACAGCAGAAATGAAAAGGGATGTATTGGTTTTTGCAAAGACTAATCCTACTGATTTCAATCAAGCAATGGAAGACCCTACAATGAAGTTCAAGTCAGAGATACAAACATTCTTTGACCAAAGAATGATACTGTCTCGTAACAAAGGTAGAGAGGTTTTCTTTAACTTGGAGGGAAACAAAAAGCGTATGCTAACAGTAGAGTTTGGTAGAACAGTTGAAGACGCTTGTGCTGAGTACTTTAAAACAGAAGACGGCAAGGAAGTTTTTAGTATGCTAAACAATCTGTTATAAGTTCATTTTAACTAAAAGCAAAAGGATAGCTCAGAAATGGGTTATCCTTTTTTTGTGTTATCTTTGTACAAAATTATCAAGATATGATTAACTCAGTTAGAAACACAGTGCTGTCAATTCTCAATAAGAATAACTACGGCTATATATCACCTTCTGATTTTAACCTGTTTGCTAAACAAGCACAGTTAGATTTATTTGAGGATTATTTTTATAGTTATAACACACAAATAACAAAAGAGAATGCAAGGCGTAGTCACTCAGATAATGCAGATATTGCAAAAAGCATACTAGAAGTTATAGAGGATTTCAGTGAGGTTACCACATTAAATACAGTGGCGAGCGGTAACGTGTTTTACCTGCCAAGAGAAAGTGTAGAAGGTTACAACTACTACCTTGTTAACTCTATTATAAAAAGGGGAATACTTACTAGCGGAACGACAACAAGCTCAGACGCTGCCCAAAATCTACTAATAGATTCAAGTGCAAACTTTACTGCTACCACAGAAGACCAAGTGGCTGTAGGGGATACTGTGATAACATCCACAGGAAGAGTTTTTATAACAGCTATACCCAACTCAACAACATTAGCAACAACAGGTTTGTTGTTTAACGCATCAGGTATCAGCTACTCTGTAAGTAGACCTGTTAATTATAATTCTGTAGATGTAGAAAAGATATCCAGAAGTAAGATTCAAATGTTAATGAATAGCTTATTAACACAGCCATCTGATTCATTTCCTGCTTATGTTATGCAAGCCGATACAGTAGAATTGTTTCCTGTAAGAGTTTACAGCTTCGGGGAAATTGAGGCTAACTGTATACGATATCCAAAAGAGCCTAAATGGACTTATATATCCCTGAGCGGAGGAGAGCCTGTGTTTGACTCATCAGCAGTAGACTACCAAGACTTTGAGCTTCCATCATCAGACGAACCTAATTTGGTTATGAAGATATTACAATATGCAGGTGTGAGTATAAGAGAGGCAGAGGTCGTGGCTTATACAAAATCAGAAGAGGTTTATAACGAACAACAAGAACAACAATCATAAAAGATATGGGTTATATTACAGATAAGAATTACTATGATAATGCTGCTAATCACGGTAGCTATCAGTATGTATCATTGCAAGATATAGTTAACAACTTTATGCTGATGTATACAGGTAATCACTCATTAATAAATAATGAGGAAAGATATAAAATACTATTCCACGCTAAGAGAGCTATTCAGGAATTGAACTATGATGCAGCTAGAGAATTAAAAGTTCTTCAGTTAAATGTTACAGACAACTTAACATTTATACTGCCTCCTGATTATGTAAATTGGGTTAGAATATCCTTATATAAGGATGGTGTATTAAGACCGTTAACACAAAATGTTCAGACAAATTACGCAAAGGCTTACTCACAGGAAGCTGATGGTGATGTAATATTTAATTCAGATGGGAGTGTAGTTCTTATTGATTCAGAGATTAACTCAGATAGATTGGACGGAACTAAAAGAAGTATATACCTGAATCCTAGAAATCCATTTCATGGTATGGAAGGATATGAATTAGATGGGGATTGGTATTTTAAATTCAATATGGGTGCAAGGTTTGGTCTTAATACTGAGACAGCAAATATGAACCCAACATTTCGTATAGATAAAAAGACTGGCGTTATTAACTTCTCTTCTGAAATGTTAGGAGAAAGCTGTATACTTGAGTATATATCAGATGGAATGGAAAACGGAGACAACTCTTCAATAGGTGTAAACAAATTATTTGAACAGTATGTATACGCATACATAGAGGCAGAAATGCTTAACTCAAAACTTGGAGTGCAGGAATATATTGTACATAGAGCTAGAAAAAGAAAGACAGCACTTCTTAGAAATGCTAAGATTAGGATTAGCGATATGCATCCGTCTAAAATAATGCAAGTAATGCGTAACAAAGATAAATGGTTGAAGTAATATGGCAGAATTAAAAAGAACTTTTGTACAGGGCAAAATGAATAAGAAGTTGGATGAGCGTCTTATTCAGGATGGGGAGTATGTTGATGCTTTAAATGTTAGGGTTAACTCTAATGATGGGGGGCAGCAGGGAGTTGCTGAAAACGCTATGGGTAATACTCAGCTAACTGATATAATTTGGAATCAAGTGTCATTAAGTTCAAATGCAAAAGTTATAGGCAGCTATGAGGATGGCTCTAACGAAACTATATATTGGTTTATACACGATGAGATGACACACGCCACCAGACCTGTGGGAAAGATTGATATGATTGTGTCTTACAATACTCAAACAAAATCACTCACAAATCACCTTATATCTACTAGGGAAGGCACAAAAAATACCACTACTTTAAATTTTAATACAGAATATCCCATTCACAGTGTGGTAAAAATTGAAGACCTTTTATTATGGACTGACAACTATAACCAACCAAGATTTATTAATGTAAAAAAAGGTTATGCTCCTTATGTCAATTTATATATTGATGGATTTACAGCAGAAGAATTGTTGGTAGTAAAAAAACCACCTATTAATTCTCCAACTACATCAGAAATTTCCATACCTAATTCTGATAACTATATAGAAGATAGGTTTTTATCATTTGCTTATAGATATCGTTATGAAAATGGTGAGTATTCTGCTACATCTCAATTCACTCAGCCGTCTTTTATTCCCAACAACTTTAATTACAATATAGATTCAGGGCTTAATGAAGGAATGATAAACTCTGCGAATGCTGTGGAGATTACTTATAATACAGGAAGTAGTCTTGTTGTTGGAGTTGATTTGCTATTCAAAGAAATGAGTAGTAACACTATAAAGGTAATAGAGAAACTAGATAAAGAAGAGTTAGGGTTATCAGATAATACAGACCTGATTTACACATTTGATAATAGCAAAGTATACACAGTGCTTAGCGACTCGGAAATATTAAGGCTGTATGACAATGTACCTTTAAAGGCTGAGACCCTTACAGTTATGGGAAACAGATTAGTGTACGGAGGATACACAGATGGTTATGACCTAAAAGACAGTAGTGGTTTTGAAACTAAGTTAGAGTACAATACATCTTTAGTAACACAAGATGTTGCATCGTTTAGCGTAACATCTAACCTGTCAAATGGCACATATAATGTGGGTGGGTTTTCTAATGAGGTGATACCTCAGTCAACTGTAAGTATAGACCTGTCGAATAAACCACTTATAAAAGGTGTAGCTATATCGTTAGTTATGGAGGTGTCACATGAACACTGGGAGGGAAGTGTAACTCCTACGGATACAAATACTTTTGTTTCAGCAGGGTTTTCTTTTGTCTTGCCCAAGGACTATACAAGCCTAGCGGAAATGGTGGCATCTTCAGAGTTCTTGGAAGAAATAACCACCAGTATACCCGTATCAAATTCTTGTTTAGGATACTCTATTACTGATTTATTTAACTGCAACTGCCTTCAAACTTTAGATAGCGGAACATATACCAAGCTTGAGTCGGGTAGAGACAATTGGGGGGAATCATTTTCAGTCTCAGCAACAGCAACAGACGAGCTGATAATCCAAGTAAATGCTATGAGGTATGTTGATAATATAACTACTGTAACACAACAAGCCATTGAGTACTTCAGAATAAGTAATGCTGAAGCAACCTATACAGATGTTAGTACCTTAAAAAGTTTACATAGCGACAGGGATTATGAGTTAGGAATTGTTTATATGGATGAATATAATCGCTCGACAACAGCTCTTGTTAGTAATAACAATACCATCCACGTTCCTTGTAATGCCAGTAACAAATCAAATATTGCAAGGGTAGAAATACCTTCGCAACAGGTTGCTCCTAGTTGGGCTGCTCGTTATAAATTTGTAGCAAAACAGAATGAGGAATTTTATGAAACAATATACGGAGGAATATCCTTCTTTGATATAGAGACAGGTTATACATATATACTATTAGACGGTGAAAACTCTAAAAAGGTAGAGACAGGAGATAGACTAAAGGTTAAGGTGGATGCAAACGGAGCTGTAAGCCCTTGCACTTACACTACCGTTTTGGAAAAAGAATCAAAAGCGGCTAACTTTATTACCGTTCCAAGCACTCAAGACCCTACTGAAAATGCCTATGTACCTGCTGGTGTATATATGAAGGTAAGGGCTAACAACTTTGCTGTATCAAAAGATACACTTACTGTGGTAACTTTAGGTAGTGAGGAAGTTTGTGGTGCTTCTCAGAGTAGACCTCAGATAAACTACACCACATCCTTGCAGGACGGTAACGGTGATTGGTATGATTACACTATACCTGAGGGAAGTAGGATAGAATTACGATTTAATTTTGACAGAGAGGGTAAGGGAAAATGTAATGAAGTTAATTATGATTTAACCAAAACTATATTTGCCTCAAGAGATTATGATAATATATTTGATTGGGCTGTAGGGGATAATCTTGATGTCATTGTTCAGACAGGAACAAGCGACCATAGTAATAATATTGACAATGTTTTCTTTACTGAGCTACAAAATACTTTGTGGAATACTGAGTATAACCCTAACACAGGTGTTTATTGGGATTGGTATCCAAACGATAATGGGCAGTGGACTAACTTCTATGGATTTCACAGGAACGCAACCAATGAATTAATGCTAACAGTTTTAGGTACTCATAGTTGTGATTTAACAGGAACAGGTAATAAAGCAAAAAGGTTATGTGCCAATGTTTCTATAACTATCTACAGAAATAACTCAACACTTGTATTTGAAACAGAACCTAGTGATACCAATCCTGATATATGGTATGAGGATTCAGTGTCTTACTCCATAGACTCTAGTGGTAATCATTCAGGTAATGTTCAAAACCAAGACATAAGCACATTTACATCAGCCATTATAGATACAGAGTTTTTCAATTGTTATGCCTTTGGTAATGGAGTAGAATCTTTTAAGGTTAGAGACGCAATTGACGGTAGACAGTTAAGATTAGGCAACAGAGTAACCACCGTATCAGAACAGGATTACAAGCAGGCAGATAGATTCGCTGACTTAACTTATAGCGGTGTATATAATGATGAGTCAAACTTAAACAGACTCAATGTGTTTAATATGGGATTGTTAAACTTCAAGTCTTTAGAAGATTCCTTTGGAAGGATTATGAAGATTGTAGGAAGACAAACAGATATACTTGTGCTGCAAGAGGATAAAATATCCTATGTACTAGCAGGTAAAAATTTATTATCAGATGCAGCCGCAGGTGGAACAATAGCCTCTATACCTGAGGTGTTTGGAACGCAGCTAGCAAGACTAGAGGAGTATGGTATAAGTAATCACCCTGAAAGCTTTGCAACATATGGAGCTAGTAAGTTTTTTACAGACGCAAAGAGAGGGGCGGTACTCAGCTTGGTAGGTGGAGCATACTCTAATGAAGTATTAACAGTTATATCTAACGAAGGTATGGATGGATACTTTAAGGATATGATGTCGGATTATTTCAACACAGAAAAGGTAGGCGGTTATGATATGTTTAACGACCAATACATACTTTCAACTAACAGTCAAGAGAAGCCTGTTATAGAATCTTGTGTAGATTGTGGTGTGTATAAAACGTTTACAGTTACCGCAGGAACTCCTGTGAATCTGTGTGTTGACTTGGGAGACCTTGTTGGTAACGCACGGGTTAATTGGGATTTAATTAGCACTGAGGGTAGCGTAACTATAGATACGACATATAATAGTATTACAACCAGCCGTACAGCAAGCACACCAGCAGGACGAGGTTATACTTTTGATAAAAATATTGTATCAGTATCAACTGTAGATGTTGAGCTAACCACAACAACAGGAACTGCTATAGTGGGAGTGATGATAGACTGTCCTTTGGCTGAGGAAATTACGGTTGTAAATGTAGTGGTGTCCAACGGTAATTATGTTGGAGAGACTATACATGCTAACTACAGATGGACTGATGGGAGCTTTGTTTCCCCATTGCATTCCAACTTTGTAACAATGGCTTCAAGCCCAACATCACCCGTGGTCTCTTTTTACAACTCTTTTACAGGGAACCAAGGAGGCGGATATATTCCTGCGGATGGTGCAACAGTTTCTATTATTGCAGACCAACAAGATGGAGATACATTTACGTTCCGTCATAATATGCACAAGTTTAGGTATATGAGAACCAATACTGCGTATGGTAATAACGACACAGATATAACATCACTACTAACCAGCTCTACACAAGCTTCTCCAATAGAGAATGTTAGTGGAACTGATAGATACTATGCTGACTTTACTATGCCCACCACAGGTTCACACCTGTATTTTGTGTGGGATTTAAGAGAGTCAGTACCTAATTATTTGTGTTATGATTCTACGCTGCCTGAAGACGCTTGTTGTGATTGCCAAACTATATCACAGAACTTAACTTGTGAGAGCTTTTATTTTGGACAGGTTAGATGGGAGGACAGTGACACAGAAGAAAAATTCATTACTGAATATGTAGGGTTTAAGATACCTATTCAAACAGGAATTACTTCTGACAGATACTATGCTAGTTTTGACCAATACCTTCCTCTTTCCAATCAAGATAATAGGGATGACAACATAGCTGAAGGAATAGACTTAGATACCTTTGCAGAGTTATATCCATCGACTGTAGACTTAGGTGATGGAAGATGGACAGTTTACGGAACTAGTCCAGACAATCTGAACACCCAAATACAATCTCACTTAGTAAGTGCTTATAACGAGGTTGATGCTGATGTTAAAACTAGGACTGAGAACGAAAGGAATGATTTAATTAATGATTATACATTTATATTATAATGGCAGCAACAAAATATTATTTAGATGGAAATACTTTAGCAGATGCTTTATCGGTTTTCACCGATGCAGCTCTGACCACTAAAGCGACTGATGGATATTACTCTTCAGGCACAATATCCAGAAGGCAGGTAAGTGGGTACTTACAACCTGCTGTACCTTGTCCTGATTGCGGTGACCCTTGTGATGTTGAGTACTCAGCAACAGGTGGTTTAAATGTTGTATACAGAAATGAAATTATGATGGGCAATACAACAGGTGCTATTGTTATTAAGTTTGATGTAGGATTAGTAGCAGATGGGTTTAGGGCTATATACGAGGGGGTTACTTACACGGCACTGTCTGCTAAGTATGACGGATATCACAACACATCCAACTCAGGGAACTTTGTTTTAGTTGGTGATGATTCTTATGCTCACCCAACTGTTCCGTCTCACTCTCCTGTATCATATGATATATACACATGGAACGGAAGTGCTTGGGTGGATTCAGGCAGTAACTTAAGTTACTCATTTCAAACAGGAGACGAGTCTTATAGTTCTAGTGTTACAGTACCTTCGCTAGCCTATTACTGTATTGTACCTAAACCTACCTCAACTGATAGCCAATTAACAATTGAGGTTATTAACAGTGCCTCTTCCAATTGGAGTATGGAATTAGGATGTCCTCAAGCATTAGATATGATGGTTACAACAGGCATTCAGTCAACCTCAAACTTAGCCTGCCTTTCTTCTGTATACTATGAAAACTTTTATGTGGCATATGTAAACGGTAAAGCACCTTTGGATTTAGGGTTATATGACTGGGTGTTCACTGATGCTAATGGAGTAACTGCTGTTAGTAATGGGTGGTTTGGTCAGCAAGGAGACCAAAATGCTTATAGGGTGGCGAATGGGGTTATAGTAGAAATAATTGATTGTGAAGCTCCTTAATATATAGATATGGCAAATAACAAAACATTAGCATATAGTCAAGAGAACAAAGGATGGACTTCTTTTTTCTCTTATGTGCCTGACAGAATGTTAGGTATGAATGGTAGGTTTTACTCTTTTAAAGGTGGAAACATTTGGGAGCATGACAAGAATTCTACTTATAATAATTTTTATGGTACTCAATATAACTCTACTATTGATACAGTTATAAATCAAAATCCTTTTGAGCAAAAATTATTTAAGACTTTATCTTTGGAGTCTGACACGGCTTGGAGTATTGGGGTTACTTCTGACACAGACAATGTAGGAACTATAGACGCAGCTTGGTTTAAAAAGAAAGAGAATACTTGGTATGCATTCATAAGGAATGTAAACACAAACAGTTATGATGTAAGAAGTGTACAAGGATTGGGTGTGCCAAGCTCTATAGATAAGGTTGGATTCTTTGAAACCTGTAATCTTAACAGTGTTGATACTATTATAAGTATTGGAGACACAGTTCTTTACGCAGAATCTCCTTCGTATGTACCTGTATCAGCAGGAACTATTACAGCTAAGACTGATACTAGCGTTACTGTTCAAACAAGCCATATTTCAGACCAACAGATAAAAAATGGAGCTATGGTTCTTGTAGCCAAAAACGTAGAGGCTGAGTCTCAGGGAGTGTTGGGTCACTATATAAACGTGGCTTTAGAAAACTCCTCAACAACAAGGACTGAACTTTTTGCTATAGAATCTAATGTTATGAAAAGTAATCCATAATATTTTTGTATCTTTGTTGTGTGAAATTTATAAAGAATATTATAAAGAAATATAAATCCTCTTTAATAAGGGAGCAGGCTGAGATAATACTCAGTACCGTTCATAAGGATAGAGGTATGTTGTATGAAGATATAAATGAATTCAGATTACAACTAGAAGACATAGAGGGGATGGCTGTTAATGGCACAAAGGAACATGAGGAATTGTTCCCTACTAAGCACGACTTAAAAGATGGTTTGTATACAAGAGAGGTGTCTATGCCTCAAGGGTCTTTCGTTGTTAGCTATATCCATAAACAAAACCATCCTTCTTTTTTTTTAAAAGGAGAAATGTCTATATTAACAGATACAGGAGAGGTAGAAAGAATTAAAGCACCAATGAAAGTAATGACTGAACTCGGAACACAGAGAGTGGCTTATATGCATTCAGATGTTACTTGGGTATGCGTATACAAAACAGATGCAAAAACAATAGAGGAGGCAGAGAAAGAGGTTTATACAACAGACTTTAGAAAATTGCCATCTTCAATAATAAAAAAACAATTATGGCAGGAATAGTAGTAGGTGGTGTAGCAGTTGCGGCTATAGGAGCGGCAACAAGTTATGCTCTAGCACAAAAACAAAAAAGATTGAAAAGGCAGGCTAATAAAGCTGCTGAAAATGCAATGGAAGAAGCTAAGTCAAAGTTAGATGTTAATGTATATGAAGCCCTCTCTATTAAGAAAGAGCCATACGAATTAGCAAGGGAAGCTTCTCTTGCTCAAGGTAAGATGGCTTTACAAGCAGCACAGGAGGGTGATGTAAGAGGTGCGGCAGCTACAGCAGGTAGAGTGCAGATGGCTCAAAACAAGCAGCAGCAGCAAATACAATCGGCAATGGGTCAAGAAGCTTTAGGCTTAGAAAAAACAGTAGCCTCGGAGGAAGCTAGGCTTATGTCTGAAAAATCTAAAATAGATTTACAAGAAGCCGAAGGTGCTCAAGTTGCGGCAGCAGAAGCAGCTAAAGCTCAAGCAGCATATGAGTCTCAAGCAATGGAAAGTGGTATGCAAGCACTAGGAGGAGCCGTAGCCATAGGTTCAGGATTTGTTAATAAGGGGAAAATTGGTAAAATGGATTGGGATAAAACTTTTAAGGCATATGACGCAATAAATAACAATTTCTTGATTCAACAAAAAGAAGACGAATAAATGGCTACATACTATAAATACAAAGAAAGAGAAGGCAAAGACTTAGCCGATATAGGTGGTGCTATATCCAAATTAGGTAGAGGTATCACAGACGCTGGAATAGGCTGGGAAAAGTACAAGCAAGAACTTGAAGGAAAAGCAGATAAAGCTACAAAGACAGCCGAGGATTATGGTAAAGGTATGACTTCATCCAACCATATCAATAATCTTAATCATAAAATTTCAGACCATATTGTGGAGTCTAACGGAGAAGCTTTAAGAAGATTTCAAGCTGGTGAAATAACATCTTCTAAGTTTAATAGAATCATTGATAACAATACTTCTGGTGTTGAGGGATACTTTGGAATGGGTGAGGGTGCTCAAACGCATATTAGTAATGTAACTCAAAGAGGTGCTGAAGGAGCTAATCCTATAGAGCAAGCTATTTTAGGGTGGCAACTTGATAATGCTAATCCTGAGAATTTGGAAGTTCGGTCTCACGATGATGGTGGGTTTTACTTAGTGAACACGGTAACAAATGATAAAATAGTTCCTGAGTATATAATGAAAATGAATAGCATAGAATATGATGGGTATAACTATAAGTCAGGAGTTACAACAATAAAAAATGGTATAGGCAGCACAGTTAAATATATTAGAGAAAATTACGGGAGTCAAGAATATCTATTTAAAAAGACAGATAAAAAGGCGATTCAAGATTTTCAAAAAGCCTTTGATTCTTTAGTTACAGCAGAAATAGGAACCAATGGTTTAAATGGCGTGGATATACTTATAAATTATATAGGCACAACAGAGGAGGGTATAGCTTATGAATTAACAACTGACCGTGAAAAAACAGGAAGTCAGTATATTTATTGGAACCCTGAGAATGTGATAGAGGAAGGAGTTAAGCTGTCAGAGGAACATAAGGAAGCTATATCCAATCATTTCAAAGAAGTTCTAGAGCTTTCGGA